TGCGCCATAGCTCTGTGTCTGGCTATAGTACCGATATCCGAACTCCGCCCCCTCAAACGTGGCCTGCATGGCGTCCAGACTGTCCACAGTGCTGGACAGAGTGTTGACATTGCGCTCTGCTATCAGCACTGCATCACGCCGGGACTTGGGCGAACCTATGGTGGACGTGAGGGCCATAGCGCCCACGGCAGCGGTGATGCAAAGCTCCCTGATCAGTGCGGTATTGCGCGAGCCCGAGGAGTTGTCGGTGGGCGTCAGAGAGAAATCAAGCTGGTCAATCATGTCCTCGTACATGTCGAGTTTGGCATTGATGTCCCCGAGCAGCAACGCAGGGGTCTGTATGAGGGCCTGCATCTGTCCAGCCAGCGCAATCAGATCTCCGGGGACTACAGACAATATACCGTTGATGTTGTCCTTGATGCCGTCCATGGTGGCCTGTACGTCCGCTATGCCCTCTGTGAGGGTCTCTATAGTGCCCTGCACCACGTCAAGCGCCGTGCCTATCCCGGCTACTATGGTGGCAAATACGCTCTGGTCAGCGTTGGCAAAATCATCCGCCGCCCCCGCGTTTGCAGCGGCCAACTCTGCATCGATCAGGGCCGCGAGCTTGGGGGCGGTTATATCCGTCCCTATGTCCAGCGGCTCTATCCACTCCGTGTCCAGTACCGTGACGTTGCCACTGCGCACGGGCTCGATGGCCTCGGATACGGACATGAGCTGTAGCACCAGGTCCCCCTTGACGGGATGCACTATGCGCCACCGCCCGGACTCTGCGCAGGCTTTGAAGAATTTGTCAGCCTTGGTGTCGTTATCCGGCCCGTCAAACAGGAGTTCGAGGGAGTACGTTATTGCGCCTACGTCCATGTCCTGTACGATCTGTCCGGCCAGTTTTGGTATTTTAAAAATGCCGAGGGATTTTTCGTACTTCCGGGGCCCGCCTATCCATTTGGGCGCAAACTGGTTGCCGTCAGGGGAGGTGAGCTGGATATCCCTCTGGACGCGGTCCTGATAGCTGGCCATTATTGCGCCCCCATCAGGGCCACGCGCAGAGGTGGCGCGCCCGTGGTGGTGGACTTGACCGTGGAGCCCTCAGGTGCTCCGGCTATGTTCAACTGGCCTTGGAACTCCACGCCAGCCCGCTGCATGGCTATGAGCTGCGCGGGCATCTGAGCAGGAGGCGTGACAGGTGGGCGCTTGGCGTAATCCTCCGAGATTCCGATAGTGTCATGCCGGGAGGGACCGCTAAACATATCATCCCATATACGCGCGTAGACCTTCCAGCCCTCCATGACGTTGCTCATTAATTCCGATACAGATTTGAATTTTATTTCGAGGTATACCAACGCCCCGATGAGGGCGGCTATGGCCATTATTATTACGCCTATTGGGTTGGCGGTCATAGCCACATTCCAGAGCCACTGCGCAGCTGTAATTACCGTGGTGGCCTTGGATAGCGCATAGAGAGCTGAGACAAACTCGTATATGGCCACGACCTTCAGGATAGCAGCATTCACGGCCCAGGCTGCTGCCAGGCCGATCAACACAGGGACCAACTGTTTGGCTATGGGATAGATGAATATGAGGGCTTGGCCGATGCCTTTCAGTATGGGCCAGAGCGTGCGCGCGGCCTCGGTTATGGATTTGACTGCATCGGCAAAATACAGGCCGATCAAAGCTCGATTGGTATGGACCCACTTCATCAACTGCCCTATCACCTGGCCTGCCTGCTCGACGAGGGATTTCATCTGTGGCAACATGGCATTGCCTATTGACGTGGCGATCATATTTATGTTGTCTCTCAGAGTTGCCCATCGCCCTATGAGGGTCTTAGAGCCCTCCTCCATGCCATTGAAAAACATACCGCCCTGCGAGGTCATCATTTTGAACGCTTTTTGTATTTCCGTGCCCGTGGCCCGGCCCGCCTTTATCATTTCGCGGACTTTAGCTATAGGCACTCCCCATTGCTGGCTCAGGGCCTTCATGATGGGCACACCTGCGTTAACGAGCTGGTTGATGTCCTGCTGATATGCCCGGCCTCCGGAGACGATCTGGCTGAACGCCAGCGTGATGCGATCGAGTTTCTCAGCGCTGCCCATCGATACATCGCCCAGCATTTTCAGCGTGGGTATCAACGTGCCCTGCGTCACCACGCCAAACCCCATCAGCATTTTAGCCGTGGGCTCGATGTCCGTAAACGAAAATGGCGTGACCGCCGCAAACTGCCGGAGGTCGTTTACTACGTTGCGGGCGTTTTCGATGGAGCCCGTTAGGACCTTAAAATTCGTGGTGCTCATCTCAAGATCAGCCGTGGCCGTGATGATGCCCACCACGCCCTGTTTAATGAGGTCCAGGGCGTTTGTGATGCCCGTGGCAGCCACGATGCTGGACGTGATAGAGCCGAACATGGAGGACGCGGAGGAGGCCCGGCGCATGGACCGTTCGGTGGTGCTCCCGAATTTGGCCGAGGCCGCGGACATGCGCTCCAGGGCCTTGGTCATCTGGTCATTGACGCTGAACTGTGTCAGTACCGAGAAAATATTACTTGCCATGGCCTCCCCGGCCCTCTGTTATTTTTTGTTCTTGGCGGCTTCCATCTGCCGCTTTGTTTCCTCTGCGTTGGCCACTATGTGGCCGTACCACCAGCGTAACTCAGTGTAGTCCATCCTCATGATCTCGCTCGGCTGCATCTGGCCTAACAGCATCGTGCGCACGTAGCCATCGATATCTGTTAGGCGTTGGCGAAAAGCCAGCCAATCAGCTCCATGGTTTTGGAGTCCGGGCCGACCAGTTTTTCCATGGCTGTAGGGCCGAGGCCGGAGAGCGAACCCAGCAGCGCGCATACGCGTTTGTTGCCCGCGGTCGTAGGGTGGGAGTCCATCGCCATTTTGTTTTTGGTGCCGATCACTCCGTACTCTATCTCCCTGATATCGCCCGGAGGGGTTTTCAGGTGCTGGACAACAAAAACCTTACCGTCCCGTTCCCGTATCTCGATGCGGCCACGCTGGATAGATTTCACGACCAGCGACATTATCATGCCGCTTTCCTCCTGCATGGCTCCCAACTCGATCTCGTAGAACTCCTCGAACACCCGGAGCTGTGCGCGTGCGCTCTCCTCTGATATTTTCTGCTCTGATATTTTCTGCTCTGACATACGACCTCCTTTTGGATATTTTGCGGCAGGGGGCCTACCCTGGGATCAGCCCACCGCCTGCCCATCCTATCGAGGGAGGAGGCCCCCGCCCAGGGAAGGCATTGCCGCCGTGTTCACCCCCTCTCGGGGCGAGGTGCTATTTTGCGAACGTCTCCCAGCCCTCCGCACTCGCAGGCAAAAATACGATCGAGCATTTCCCGTCCTGAGCAGTCCATGAGGCAATCTTGACCATGGCACTATCCCTAATGACCGAGCCATTGGCATACGTGATTGAGCATGAGACAGGGACAGCGTCTCTCACTATCTCCCGAATTACCTCAAACTGCTCCATGGACAAGGGCAGATCAATATCTGCGGCCTCGTTGATGCGGACCACGACCTTAAAAACCGGCTCGCCGCTGGTCGCTATTCCCTCTATCTCCACGTCTCCACCTATAGCCGGGTTTGAATCTGCCATGGCGTCGTAATCAATTCCGTCGATGTTAACGCTTTTGATTGTCCCAAAAATCTTTGACATATCTTTTCTTCCTCCTTATGCCGTAGCCAGCGTTACGGCTATGGAGATGTCGAACTCCACAGTGCCGTTGAATATCCCGGCCTCGCCGGACAGGATGATGCGGAACGTGTAATCGAACCCGAGCCCACCCGGGCGTATCACGACCGAGCCGGTCTTTTTCAGTTCGTCGATCGTGAACTTGGACTCGTACAGCCAGGCGCGTCCGGCCATGGCCTTGGCGAGGATCGTGAGGTCGTCGATTACGGTCTCCACGGTCCGGGCCTTTTTGCGGTCTGTCGGGTTCGTGACCTTCCGGACGTCGGCCACGATGGAGATGCCCTTCCACTTGGCCTGCTCGAAATTCAGCCAGAGCGTGTAGAGCACGTTCTGGATGATGCTGATGTTGCGCATCGAGCGGTAGCCGTTGGAATCCACAGGCACCGCGTCCGGCCTGTAGAACGTGACCATGTTCTGGAGCGTGACCACGCCGTTTTTGACCCACGTGGGGCTGATGCCAGCCTTTACGGCTATGTCGCGGTTGGCGTACACGTCCGTCCACTGGCCATTGGCGCTGAGGGGATAGAGCCCGTAGGACGTCCTGAATCCCTCCATGACCGCGTCCACATAGTGCTCCGCCGCGCGGAGGTTGTTGATGCGGGCTATGTAGCCTATAGCCCAGGCCGCAGCCTCGGCAGGGTGGTTCGGACTGCCAGGCAGGGCTATGACGCCGTTGGCCGCGTCTGTTTTGCGGAGGTTGGAGATTACCATCAGTGCAGCCAGACCAGCGGCCTCAGCCGTGGTATTTCCGGTGAGCGCCCTGAAGGGCCTGTGTACCGTTGCGGCATAGAGGCCAGTGCCCGTATTGGGGTCCCCGACGTATGCCTGTATCGCGTTCAGCGCGTCCGTATCCCCGATAAACGGATTCACCACGTCAGTGATGAACAGGCTGTTGGCCAGGTCGTCTGTGCCGAGACCGGCCATCATGTCTACCACGTCCGGAGTGCCTGCACCTGCGGACATGGGCGTCACGACCATGCTCAGGCCCGTGGGCAGCGCATCCGAGGGGTCCAGGTTGAGCGCGATGTTGATGTAGTTGCCAAACACTCCCTTGCTTTTGGATGTGATCGTGAGCACGCCACCCGGCGCAGCCGCTATGACAGGCAGGTTCGGGTTTGCGGTGATCGCGGCGGCGAGCTTTGTTTTGATAGCCGTTGCGTCATCGGCTGCGACCACCACGAACGGGACAGGCTCGCCCGCCACGTACATGCGGACTGTGCCGCCCACGTAGCCAACGCCCACAGTAGGGGCCACCGTGCCAGTGGCCAGCACGCCTCCGGTCAGGGAGGCTTCGAGCTGTACGATGACATACGTCGGTATGCCCTGTGAGGCCGCAAATGCCCTGATGGCGAGGCGATGGAGCATGCCCCCGAACCCAAGCGCTGCGGCCACCTCAGCCGCGCTGAAAACCTGCCTGGGTTCGTTTTCGACCCAGCCGTTAGGCAGCGGGCCGGGCGCGGTGCCCAGGATAAGAATTTTGCGCGGTACGCTGGCAGTCGTGGGCTGGAACTGGACGTTCTCAACCCGTAGGGCGTTAGCCGCTGCGAGAGATGTTGGGTCTATCGGCATCAGACAACCTCCTCTATTCCGTTTTGTACGTGTGCCGTATTTACGGCATCTCTGTTAAATGTTATGTCTCCCGCCTGGACGGGCTCCGCAATCACGTCCGGGGTCTCGCCCAGGATATCCTCAGCCACGCGGGCGGAAAACTCAATCGTGCCCGTGGATATCACAAGCTCCCCATCAACAATTGGCTGGTCTTTTTCCATCCGGCGTATCCAGCGGTTGGCTACCACATTTGGCCCCATACCGAGGTCACAGTTATATCCGGCCATCAGGATGTCAAACACGATCTCGATCAGCTCATCCATGGCATCATCTGCGGCCTGGCCAGAGCTGAGCACCGCGGCCAGCGCAGCGGCACGCTCTCCGGCGGTAGAATCCTCATCATCCAGCACCGTGAGGTCTGCCGTTGCGTCCGCAGCAACGGCCATCTCCACGCGATATAGGACGTCATGCTGGACCTGTCCATACGCTGCGCTCGATAACTCGGAGGACTCGTAATAGAGCTGGACAGTCCGGTTGTTGCCCGTGATCTGCTCAGCCGCCTGCTCCTGCGCTGGCCACCCTATGGTGCGGAACCGGCCCGCGGCCTGTGCGCCCAGCATGGCTATGAGGCTGGCCTTCAGGGACCGGAACTGTTTCATACGGGCGGCTCCGGGGGCGGCAGCGGTGGCAGCGGCACATGCCGCGCGGCCTTCATGTAGAGGCGGATAAAACCAAGCGAGGCCCCACCGTCAGGGGCATTGGTCTGGTCAAGGAGAAAATCCACGGTCGCGGCCTGAGGGTTCGGAGTTATCGGAATCCTGACCAGCCAGTTTTCGTTTTGTTTCGGGATACGTGCGAGCGACGAGCGCCGGAGCGTGACCACGGGGCGGTTGACCACTATCTGCTCGCCCGTCATGGGATTGCGCGTCGCGCTATCGTAAAGCACCTGTCCCTCGACAGTGTCCATCACGCCGTCAGGGGATATGAGGACAACAGGCAGCGCCCATTCACCCTCCAGGGTGAACGCCAGATCGGCCTCTGCCTGTTGCCTCATGTTCATCTATTTGTCCGAGCCTGTGTTGCCGGACTTGCTGGGGGACGTGGAGGCCGAAGCGGTCTCCACAAGGCCCAGGGCGCGGGCAACGCTGGCGGGGCAGAGCCCCTTGGGGTAGCGTTTGCCGCCGTGGTAAACCACACCGCCACCAGGGACCGTGACCATGGCCTCTGTCTGAGGCTGAGGCTTTTCCGTTGCCATTACGCAGCACCTCCCTTTGCATCGAGCTCGGCCTGGAGCTTTTTGATCTCCGCCTCCTGCTCCTGTGAATACTCGTTTGCCAGATCGAGCCGCTTTTGGAGATCCTTTACGGATGGTTCCCAACCATTGCGGTATTTTTCGATCTCTGCCTTGAGCGTCCCTACCTCTGCGTTTGCATTGCTATCGCTATGCGTTTGCATCGTGGCCAGGAGCCCCGCAATCTGCGCATCACGCGCAGCCACGGTCTCTGTCAGACGGGCGACCTCGGCCTCCAACGCCTGAAGGGCCTTGACGTCCGGCGCGGACGTTGGCGGCACCAGCGCAGCGGCCATGGTGCCCACCAGACCGCGAGACATGTAATGCGCGACCTCGGCAGGCGGAGCGCCCTCCGGTATGGGATCGCCATACTGGAGGGCGCTTTTGCCGACAGACCCGGTGCATGCCTTGCTCAGCCAGAATAGCTGTTCAGCGCCCTGGGATTTTTCCATATTCTTTTTTTCGCTTGCCATGCGCGGGCCTCTTATGCCGTGCCCGTGATCTGCGCAAACCCGTTGGCAAACGTGGTGGGCAGTATGGGCGCGCTCTGCGCCCTGAGCACGACGCCCTTGTCCTCGGGCATCATGTAGGCGTCGAACCCGATCATCCTCGTGTCGAGGATCGCCCCGGTCATGTCCGGGGTGGGCAGCATCAGGTTCGGGTCGATACCGAAGTACATGCGCATCATCGCGGCCTTTTCCGGGGTCATGGGCATGACCTCTCCGGGGCCGTATATCCTGTCACACCGTGCCCCGCTGTAGGCAAACACGGCCTCGTCGTCGGGCATGTACAGCACGGTGTTGCCAGCGGCATTGGTGTACGAGGCGTTGTACCCGAACACCCAGAGGCGGACGCCGTTGCTGTCGAGCTTCCCGATGAGCTGGAACCCGGAATCGCGGAGGCGCTTGATCTCGGGCGGCAGCGTCATGTCGCTGTCCAGGTTGACGATCTTGAAGCCCACGTTGTCCGCGAGGGCCTTGATCTGTGTATTGTTCTGGAACCCGGTCAGCGTCGTGCCGCCCAGGATCATCACGTCGTAGTCCACGTGGCCCTTGTCCTTGCCGCGCTGGAGTATGGTTTTGATATGCGCCATGATGTCCGTGGCCGCATTTGTCCAGACGGCGGGGGCGGCATACGTGAGCACGGCGTCGCGCTTGAAATCGTACTGGAGGTTCGGGTCCGTGGTGCCGATGATGGCATCGTGTTTGCCCGTCCGGATGGACTGTGACGCGAGCAGCTCATGGGCGCGGAATATGCGCCTGGACATCTCGGCAGAGTCGAACTGGGCCTTGGAGCGCAAGCGCTCGATCTGCGTTTTGCCGCCGTAGGGCTTCTCTCCGGCCACGCGCTTGATGAGTTCCGAGGCCGCGTAGGGGCACCTCTCCTCGATGAGCGGGAATACGCGCGCGAAGGCGGTGTATTTTCCGCTGAGGTCTGTTTTCATGTTCGGCCCGAGGCTACCACTGATGAGGCCGCGCGGGATGGTGGCCGCAACCTTGGTATTGCCCCCGATGATGTCTATGTCCACGCTGGAGGCGTCCGGTGCGAAGACTGTCCTTGCCCCCGTGGCCGGGTTGCCGAAAAAGGCCCCGAACCCGAGCGGCACGCCCGCATACTGACGGGTGTCGAAGGGCTCCAGCATTATCCTGCTGAAGGCGTCCTGTGCGTTTATGCTGCCCATAATCTGAATCCTCCTTTATACGTTCCCGTCGATCTCGACGGTGGCGGCGCTGAATATGCCCCTGGTAGCCAGGTGGTCCTCCACAGTCCGCAGGTCTGTGGTCCCAACGGTGATGACCGTGGCCAGCGTTTTGGCGTTCTCGATGACCAGTTTGGTGTTGTCGATGAGGCATGCCCCGCCAACCAGCACGGAGGGCGCCACCACGTCCCCGGCCACCAGAGAGGCAAACGGGATGTCCTCGCCCACGTAGATGCCGTAGGGGATAGCAGTGCCGTTCACTGCGGCCTCGTCCGAGAACGGAACCAGTTTGCCGGAGGCCGCTATTTTGGCCAGCAGCGTGTACCTCACCAGGTCGGCCTCGCGGACTGCGTCCTGGAGGAACGTCACCTCGTCTTTGTAGAGACCGAGGCCCCCGAGCACGAACGGGCTCAGGTCTATGCCTACTTCGCTCTGTACGGGCATGGGTTATTTGCCCTCCTTGACCATGGCTTTGTATGCCTCCACGGAGTCCACGACCCCGGTCTCCTCGTATTTGGAAATCTTCTGTGCGGCTGCGCCAGCCCCGTCAGACGGCGGGGTCTCGGGCAGCGTGCCACCCTCGGTCTGTGCGGCGGTGGACTTGCCAGCCTCGGTCATGGCCTCGTAGGCCACGGCTGCGCCCTCGAGCACATCGAGGCCCCTCTCGCCGGACAGCACGCTGATGGCGAGGGCCTGTATAGCCCTGGGGTAGCCCTCCATGTATTTGACGGCCTTCAGGGCCGTCGCCTTGAGCTGCGTCCTGACTGCGGTCTCGGCCTCAATACGGGCCGTCGAGAGCATTGCGAGGTGCTCTGCGCTGGCAGCCGGGTTGGCTGCGAGCAGTTCTGCGAGTGTCATTTTTTGTCTTACCTCCGTGTTTTTTGCGCCCGGAACTCCGGGCTCGGTTATTCCGCTAAAGCCGGAGAGCGTCCCGGCGGGCTCGAACGTTTTGTCGTCAGAGGATGCCACCTCGCCCTCATCGATGCCGGGTAGTGCGGCCTGCATCGCGGCAGGGTCCAGGATAGCCGCGGCTCTCTGTAGGTCACCCTGAGCCTCCACGCTGTCCCTCATGGCAGTCCACATAGCCCCGAGCGTGGCCTGTGCCTGCGCGACCGCACTGGCCTTGTCGGGCGTTTCCCTCGGCTCTGCCTGTATGACCTCGTCCACAAACCCGGCCTCGCCAATCTCGGAGCCGTACAGGAACGTTTCCTCATCCATCATGCGGCGGATGTTTTTCATAGGGAGTTTGGTTTTGGCCTGATAGGCGTTGGCCAGGAGCTGGGATATGTTTTCGAGCTGCGTTGCGGTTTTGCGGAGCTGGTTATGGTTGCCCATGGCCACGGTGAGGGCGTTGTGGATCATGTACGTGGCGTTGGACATGGCCTTGGCTTTGTCACAGGCCAGCGCGATGTACGACGCCATGGACGCAGCCATGCCCATGATGACGCACTCAGTGCGGCCCTTGTAGCGTCTGATTAGGTTGTACATCTCGATGCCCTCATAGACGAGACCACCGGGGGAGTTGATCTCTATCTGGACAGGCTGGCCGTTGGCCTCGGTCAGGGCCTTGCGGAGGTCTTTGGCATTGGCGTCCCACCCGATGATACCGCTAATTATTATTTTCCGCATGGAAATATTATCACCTACCTCCGGGGCTTAATCAAGCCAAATTACAAAACCAACATCACACCAAACAGGAGGCCCAGGAGCGCACCACCGCCACCCCATCCGAGGCGATCCATCAGGCTGGGCCGCGCGGCCTCTATCTGTGCCTCGCACTGGCTCTGCACCAACTCCACCTGTTTACCGCGCTCCTCGATAGTCACGGCGTCCGCCTGCACCTGCGCAGAGAGCGTCACGGCCACGCCATTGAGTATATCTATCTGTTGCCTCTGCTCCTGTACGATGCTGGCCTGGGACGAGATGATATCACGGTCTACCCTGCACGCCTCCAGCTCTATCAGCACGGCTCGCGCCGGGGCCTCTCCCATACAGACCTCAGCCGCCCCGCAGGGCAGCGCCAAGGCCAACAGCAACAGGACGACACTAACGCACTGTGACATCATAGCCGATCTCCCTAAAGCGTTTTACAAGCTCCTGGCCCGTGGCCGGGGGCTTGATATTCCTACGCCTCTCCATGAGGCCGGAGAGCTTCTCGTTCAGCATCTCCACGCGCTTGTGTGAGGCTGCAAGCTCCTTATTACGGGCCTGTAGCTCCAGCCCGAGGGCCTTGATCTGCGCCTCGTATGTGGCCTGTATGGTGGCGGAGTGCGCATTGATCTGGTCTCTGAAAATCCGGTACGTGATATCGCGGCCAGAGCCGGTGAACAGAAAATACAGGCCGCACAGGGCTACTAATCCGAGGAAAACATACCTCAGATATTTATTTGCGAAGATCCTTTTGAGCACGTCCTTGATCTTGACAAGCGCGTCTGATATTGTCATGGCCTCTCCTCTGTGGTGGGCTTGGCGGTCTCTGCCCCGCGTGAGAATATCGCCCTCATGGCGTCCGTGATCTTGGAGGGCATCAGCGCGGCCAGAAAAAACAAAACCTGCACGCAGTTATAGTAGACCAGCGTCATGGCATCCCAACGCCACGTGAACACGGTATAGACATAGCCGGGGATGTACGCAATCAGGAGCGTAAACGCGGCCACGCGGCCAAACGAGACCGCACTATCCGAGGAGAGCATAGCGCGGATAAATCCCTTGGCAGGGGGCGGCGTCATTCGGGCGGCTCCGCCTGAAAATGCGCGAGGTCTCTTTTCTCGAACCGGCCACCCCAATAAAGCCCGAGGGCTTCCCCGATCTCGCCAACGCGCGTGAACGCCTCTATGTTATGCCAGTCGGCATATCCCCTGGGATGGATAACCACAAAATCAAAAGCCCGGCCCGTCAGGTGGCGGCTCTGCCGGGTCCACGTCACGCGCCTGTTATTTTCCTCCTCCGTGATGGAGGGCATGCCAGCCGCACCTCGCAGGGCATTGACCGCCTCGACAGGCATGCGGCCCAGGGCATATAGGGCCTCCTGCTCCTGCGGAGTCCTGAGGGTGGACGTGATGCCTATTTTGATGCCTGCTATTCGGGCCTGATCGATCAGCAACACGCACAGCGCCCGGACGTCCGGGGCGAGTTTATTTATGTCTCTGCTCATCGTGCGCCTCCTGTGCCGCCTGCCAGCATTCCTGACACCGCCTCTCGGCCCTCAGCGGGATGCACCGCGAGGGCATGTTTGCCTGGTTGGCATGGCGGCATATGGAATTATCCTGTAGGCATTGCTGCGCCCACTCGGTATATCTCAGGGCCTCAGACAACGTCATCCTCATGGGCCTCTCTGTTGTCCCGGACTCCTGCTATATGCTGCCTGCCCTGGCACTGTGCCACATAGCAGGCCCGGCACATCTCATCGCCATAGGAGGGCGTACAGGCCCTCCCGGCGCATTTGTTTTTTGCGCGTATGCGCTCCTCGCTCCAAGTCTCGAACGCCTCTACGCTAATGCCCGTCACAGTTATCCCATTTGGCGGCAGGGGCGGGCTCATGCTGAGGCACCATAGCCTGTAACAGCACCACGTCCTCCCCGGTCAGGCTCAGCCTGCCGGACTGGCAGAGTCCCTCGATAGCAGCCATCTGCTCCGGGGTCATAGGGGCGACCTCCACGTCGATCATCTCTGCCATGAACTCGTTGCACATGCTCAGGTGTGAGGTATAGAGGTCATTGATATCATGGCCCTGGTCTGCGTATTTAGCTATGAGGCTGGCTATGGCCTCGGTCAGTTTGGGCATCTCGCCCTCGCGGATTATGTAGTGACCGTCAGGCCGCTTCATGGCGCGGCCAGACCTGTCCCGCTGGGCATGCGCTAACTGGAGCTTGGTATGCTCTGCCACGTACTGCTCCAGCGCTCCTATAGGCCGCGCAGTGGCCTCCATGGCCCCAATGAGGGCCTTCAGACAGGCAGACAGGAGATGGAGCTGGTTCATCAGCGAAAACGAGAACGCAGGGGCCCTGAGCACCAGCCTGATGACCTCGTACAGCCTGACAACGTCCGAGCGAGTGAGTTTTATTGTCATGGCTATACCCTCGGCCTGGGGTTCTGGAGCACGTCCACCACCAGGGCCTCCAGCGAGGCCATGACGGGGAGCGCTGCCAGAAACGCATCGTAATCAGCACCCTCCAGCGTGACCACGGGCCGGACGCGCAGGTGCTCCACGAAAATCCCTTCGCGGAGCTTGCCCACCGCAAACTCGATTGCAGCGTTGGGCCGTTCCTCATCCTGGCTGGTAGCGCGGTTGAAAAAAGACTTTTCCGGCTCAACCACTATTTTTGTGACCTTGCCCTGCCACTCCGTGGGAGCCTCGATAAACCAGGGCTCCGCCTCAAACCGTTTTGCGCCCGTCAGTGAAAACATTGTACTACCTCCTCTATTTGCCGATGTATTGGATGAGCATTGCGAAATCGTTTATCGAGAGCCAGCCACCGGGCAGATCGCCCTTGAGTTTGAATTTGATTTCATCCCCGGCAACCAGGTCGAAAAACCCGCTGTAGGTTTCGTTTGTGAACTCCGCACTATTATCATGGAGGGTGTGTTTAAATCCACCGCGCCCCTGTATGACATCGTTTATGGCTATGTGGCCCTCGACAGTCAGCGTCGGCAGACCAGCCATGCACAGGTATCCATCGATGCGGTATTTCCCGCTGATGAGTATCGTGGCCATTCCGGAGGCCGCTGTGATAGTCACGTTGTCCTGCGTCCCTGCAGCCATGCCGTCTATCAGCGTGTACTGTGTGCCCTTCACCGTGAGGGTGATCGAACGCTGCTGTATGGCGATGTAGTCCACATAGAGGTTATGTGTTGCAATCCCCGCAGTGGTGTGGTTAAACCGCACCCTCATCTGTCCAGCGCTCACATAGTGCGTGGGCCAGGTGCCCGCGAGGACGCCCGGCATCGTGAACGTATAATGGACATCAGCGGCAGTGTTTGGTATGTCATCGGCGAGGCCAGTGAGGGCCTCCCAGGCAACGGTATTGTAGTTCCAGACCTGTAGTATCACGTCATGGGCAGCGTTCCCCTGGTAGCGGCCCTTGAAATGCAGGACCTGCGGGGTCTGTGTGATGCCCTCGAACGTGAACTCCACCAGGAACCCCGGAGTAGCTGCCACCTCCTGGACCTGATAGTACGTGGCGTTAATGGTGCGCGTGTCTACCACGGTCCCGCTGATGACCGTGCCCGTGGGCGTGGCAACGCTGGCAGCCGTAGCCAGCGTTGCCACGTCGATGTACATATCCCCGCTGACAGCCTCATGGGCCACCAGAGCGAACTCCACATCGTCCGTAGTTAGCATACTCTGGTCCAGCAGGATCAGGGTGCCATCCTCCGTCCTGAAGCCGGGGACCATATTACCCGGCGTCAGGTCGTAGGGGAACATGGCTACAGTATCCAGCGCAGCGCCCCCGGTGTCAAAATCGTCAATGATTATTCCCTGCATCCCACCAGGGGACCAGACAGCTATATATGCATTGTAGACATCGATGCCTATGGTATTGAGCACCATCCCCAGATCGGAGATAACTACCTCCCAAAGAGAATTGCTCATTTCCATTCGACACGTTGGGGCTCCATATGCTGATTGCGTGGCTGATAAATCTATGTGGGCGGTGGCCAACGCGAGCGGACTTATACTCCACAACGTCAACTGTGTGTTGGAGTTCCCCATGGGATCTCCAAACACGCGTAGCTCGCTATAGGACCTGGATGAGTCGACGACAACCTCGTCGTCCGAGACAGACATCCGGATAGTTTTGGTTATACCGTCAAACGGACTGCCGATGTAAAGCGCGTCGAATTGACCCAGGGACTCCCACCAGGCTTTTCCCCAGTCGTCAGACAGCACAAGGCCCGCAAACAACGGGCTATCTACCTCTGACAGAGGCTGAGGGACCTGTCCGGGCTCGACACCGCTCCCTATCATATATCCACCCTGACGACAGCCGCAGCGCCAGAGGCCCACAGATATACATCTATGCCGACGGGCGAGCTGATGCTCTCACTGTCGCCCACCATGGGCACAGCCAGCGTCAAATCCACCGGAGCCGGATTGCCGGTCGAGACGAACGTCTGATACAGTGGCGTTCCGATATTGCCGGATTTATGTATCTGGCCCACGGTGACGTTTGCAGCCACCAGAGTCCAGGCATTAGCCACGAGCGGTACGAGCACGGGGTCTGCCATTATTATTTTTCCTCCTCGATCTCGTTTTTATCATCAGCCTCGACATCCTCTGTCAGGCCCGCCTTCAACAGCTCCCAGGGCGCGTGGGGATAATCCTCGAACTCCTTACGGAGCTTCATCCGGTTGGCGGTGGCATCCGAACCGTTATAGTTCCGAGCCTCGCGCTCCATCGTGGTATGCCCCATCTCTATGCGCTCGCGGACGGCCTTAGCGGTCTTGGTGGGGTCTATGTCCGGCGCGCCCTGCCCGATCCATAGGCACGACAGCCACGCAGCACGCATCAGAGGGTTGAACCAGCCCGGAGCCTGTATAGTGCCCATGGCGATCTCCTCGGTCAGCCACGCCTCGTACACGGGGTCCAGACAGTCTGTAGACAGCTCGCCCCGCCACTGCTCTGCCACGCGCCAGAACAGCAATATTGCTGCACGTGATGCGCTATAGTTGGAGTTGAACTGGAGTTTCAACATCTCCAGCGGCATGCTCATGGAGGCACTGAGGTAGGACATCAACGCGTCCAGAAATTTATCATACGAGTCCGCAGGCGCGGTGTTGGGAACCGGTTTTAGCGTATCTCCACGCTGAGCCGCAATGACCATGGTGGAGCCCGGTATCCTGAAACTCGCCTCTGGCAACAGATTGCACGTCATGGCATCAGTGCTGCTGGTGGCTGGAGAGGTGGCCGAGACGGGACGGCCTGCCACGTTTTTGGACATCCCGGCCAGAGGATCTCCGGGAGACATCTGGGTATTTTCCGAGACGAACGCGAGGTTGCTCTGGTTAATGGCCTTGCGCACCTGCGCCTGCTCGAAATCCGCGATATTTAGAAAATCCTGTATAGCATGGCCGATGCGGCTATAGCCGCGCTGTTGCCCGTTATAGTCCGGCACGAACCCATGCAGCATAAACGTGCGCCCGGATTTCTCGCCTCGGGCGGGAATGGTCACACGCTCGTAGCCGACCCCCGTGCGTGGTACCCAGATCGTATACTCGAACTCGCGGCCCTGAGCATCACGCCGGATGCCGTCATTGAACTGTGCCGACGTGGATAGGCCGTCTGTAGACGTGTAGGCATTGCCGCATATCTGGTTAGGGTCCAGCCCCTCGAACTGTAGCGGATTGAGGAGGCCATGGTCTTTGGAGTAAAACAAGCGCGTGAAATTTTCCCCGTCGAGCTGCATCCCACGCGCGTAGACTTTCTGGTACTGAGTGAACGTCATATTGCATGAGCGATGCTGGTTTTTGGATTCGCTCCAGAGCCGGAACCGGGTGGCCACGTTGCGCGCCCACGCCTCTGCCTCCTCGCTGGTGATGCCGAGCAGGTCAGCCTGCGGGGTAGGCTCTATCTGTAGCCCTGTGCCCACCACGACGTCCACAAACCTGTCTACCAGGGCCTTGGCCTGCGTAGTGTCATGGTAGCGCTCGCGGGCATTTATGCGGAGGTCATAGTGAGAGAGCGTCCGGCCCGAGCCTGTGCCGGGGATGCCCATGGGATATTTGCCGCCATACGAGCGGTGGTCTGACACGGTGGAACCATAGCCCATTTGCGCGACGACATGGGCATGATAGCGTGCGAACTCCGAACGCGCCTGGCTCTCCACGCTCTGCACGGCGTGGTCTACGTTGCGGATGAGGCCCAGGCCCGTGAGGGCGCGCTCTATTATATTCATATGGCGAGCCCCCCATAACCACACGTGCGCCGGAGGCTCATGGTGTAGCCCTGAGTCCCGGCCAGGAGGCGTTTCGTTTTATCGATCTCGGCCTGTGTGGACTCGATGCTCAGTTGGAGGTCTTTGGGATTGTGCCGCTCTACGGACTGTGAGCCCACACCGGAGTTGAACTGGTAGGATTTATTACCCCCGGCCAGCGAGGCGGTGTAGGCCAACTCCAGAGCCGCGAGGCGCGCCTGTAGAGTGACGAGTCTGGCCTGTAGCTCAGCACGCTCCGTGGGTGTCATGCGTATATTATTTGGGATAGCCGGGGCTTAATCAAGCCAAAAATACAGCATTAATATTACTTATGATATACCGCAAAAGAATTAATGTGAGGGTGGGCGATAAAAGTCTTGACATTATAGCTACAAACGTGGTAACATTAATTAAGCTGAAAACAGCATAAGTCCCGAGCCGAGGCCGGGCAGCGAGACGGAGGCAATATGTATCAGGAGAGTCAATATAAGGGCGACGCAGAGTACAGCATCAGATGCACAGGCGACGCGGTATGTGGGGACGAAGTGAGGTTCGAGCGAGCCGTCTTCACTGGCTCCTTCCGTGCCGCCAAGTTCTCGCACTTCGAACTCATCACCGGCACCATAACCAAAGACAGCTATGGCGCGGCCAAACAACAACACACCTTCACGCTCCAGCTCTCAGACGGGAACACCACCCGTATTAAGGGGCGCAACCTTTATGCCAATGGCACCTATCGCAAGCCTTGGATAAACGAGTCTAAGCGCGTGGCAGCAAGGGACGAGAAGCACGAGCGCGGCAACCAAGCTCGTGCAACCCGCACCCGGCGCTACGAGTCACAGTTAAGGGGGATATAACCATGAAACTCAGGCATGCTGAAAAACAATATCTCAAGAGGGCCTATACGGCCCTGCTTGGAGGCCAGGAGGCCCGCGACATGATAGGCCAGCGCAAATACAGTATGGAGTTGGCGCGCATCTACAGGGCCTGGCGCGCGCACCGTGGTAACATGCACTCAGAGCGCATAGGGCGGCATGAGGGCCGGAAAATATTCCTCTGCGGCAACGTGTTTGTAGGGGATGTCCTGCGCCGCGCAGCCCTGAGCATGGGGGAGTAGCCCATGACCATGGAAACCGCTGTCAGAGACCTAAACGAATATTTGAATAACCACGATGAGACCAGAGGGACTCGGGTGGAAATGTACAGGGTCCAGGACGAGGGGATACGCTGGTATTGGCTGGACGGTTCGAGCGAGCTGAAGCGCGGCTTTAACCGGCTGATACATCAGGCCCATAGAGACGCACTGAGATACATAAAATCTTACATCGAGGTGATGAATGCAGGGACATAAGACTACGATCATCAAGGGCTCGCAACTGGGGCTGAGAGGTAAAACCGATATCATCAGAGTCAGGGTCACTGGACTGGAAAAGCGCGCCATATCGGCACGGGCTACTGCACTGGATATATCGCTCTCCGAGTACATGCGGAGTCTGGCCAGAGAGGATAATCCCGCGCTGGTGCGCCTGCATAAGTGCGGCAAACCCATCAGGTAGAAATTAGAGCTTCAGGCCCTGACGGGCCAGCTCCAACCTCCAGACGGTATTGGGGCGATTGAACTGGTAGAATTTTTTCACGCCCCCGGACATCCATTCCACGCGCTTGGGCCTGATGCTCCTGCGTTTGATGCGCTGGAGCATCACCAGTTTGCCCCCATCGAGCCTGTAGAGCCCGGATTTGCGTCCGGGCGTGCCGCCTATGATAAAGGGCCGCGTATCGTTTTTGCGCGTCAGTATGGCCAATGCAGCGGCCACGCGACTGGAATGTGATTGGTTTGATGCTGCCCGTCCGGCCCGGCGGGCAACAAATAAATCCACCACGTCGGTTAGGAGCCTGTGTTTCCGACCCATGCGATATTTTTTGGGAATGATGCGCCTCGGACTGCCCTCGCGCGCGGCCACGGTGTTGGTCCGTTTCGTGGCCCACGCCTGGCCCGTCTCCTGCTCCGCAAGGCCGCTGTAGCGCTCTCGCTTAACGGAACCCATCATAGAGGTCATGTGGACGGGATATGGGGCCGGAGAAGCCCGCTCAACTCGGATAGAGCCCAAAATAAACCCCGGAGCCCGGACCACCATAGACCGCTGGATGATGATTTGTGATTTTTTACGCGAGCCAAACGCAGAGGTATTGAGGTATCCGGCCATGGCGCGCCGGAACTGCATCGGGGCCTTTAGGGTCCAGAGGGTGAGCCTGCGAATATCGCTTTTGACTGAAAACTCGTTGGACATGGATGATTATATCACATCGGCCCTTCTGTGAGTTTGGCCATATAGTCCAGGACGTACCTGTAATTGATACCCATGAGCTGATCGGCTGTCATGCCCTGGGATTTCATGTACGCCTGCATATCAGTTACGCTGGCCCCGAGAAACACATCCCCGGCACAGAGCGCCATAACGCGACAGTCCAGCGCCTCATTGCGCCGCCCTGCTGAGGTGAACGACCCGTCCACCCTCAACTCCTCCGCAGTCAACATCTCAAAATATCGCTGGTCATAGTCGATAGGGAAATCACAAAACCCAGGACGCTGAGGCTCCAGGGGCTGGCGCTCGATTCTCAGATTGTTGTAGAGAAGACGTTTGTAGTGGTTTGTGTTGATTAAGAATAATTTTCCATCAGCTTTGCCGGTGGTGGTTTTTCGGAAGCTTCTCTCACGGCTCGGGCTGAACGGGTCCGAGCCCTCATCGTTTTTGGAGGTCAGCCGGGCATAGCCCTTGGAGGGGAATGTGTTTACCCACCTATTGCAGAAACGATAAACCACGTCATACGTCTGGCCATCGCCCGAATCCACAAAACCGAACACGGGCTGGAACGTGCGCCCATCGGCACGCCTGAAGGTGAAATTTTTAGCATCGGCCCACTCGTACAGCACCTCCCATGCTCCTGCATAGGGGTCATCCAGAGCGCCCTCAAACGTCTGATACATGATGCCCCAGGTGCGATAGCCAGCCCCATGACCCACGATCTCCATCTCCAGGCGCGGAGGGTTGGCGGGGTCCGTGTCAGAGCCGCGCTGGACGTCTATGCCAAACGTCAGATAGAGCACGCCATGAGGCACGGTGCGCGAGGTGTAGGCCCCTCGGAGTTCGATAACCTTTTCGATTTTGGGGCGCGAACCGCTCTCCTTGTAGGGGAGGCCGAGGCAGAGATTGACAAAGCTCCGCATCCCAGCCGGGGTACGCTGGGCCTTCTGATATTTCTGGTAGATGGACGTCCAGGACTCCAGCCCCGGAGGAGAGTACAGGGCCGAGATATGATACGACCTATGGCTGAGCACGGAGGACTGTGCAGTCGGGATCCATTGGCCGAGGCGCAGCATCTCGTATTTCTGGTTATTAAAAATGGCCTCTGAACATTTTGAGCACAGGTAATAGGCATTAACCAGGCGTCCAGCATGAGTATCCGGTTTCAGGTTCTCGAACACCAGCTCCTGCGCATAGCCACAGTAGGGACATGGGACGTGGTATTTACGCTGGTCTCCCATCTCATACTCACGGCTAATCAGCGATGCCTCGAACGTAGTAGGGGTAGAACTCTGGATAATGCGAGCGCGATATGAATAGGCATTAGTACGGGCCTCCACAACGTCATTGAAATTACCCTCACCCGAACGCAACTCAGCGGGACAACCGTCCAGCTCATCTATACTGAGGATACGGATGGAATCAGAACGGAGCGAACCAGCGGCCTGAGCTGAAGCGATTTTCAGAAATCCGCCTGGGTATTTTTTCTCGTAAATCGTGTCACCAGTGCGTCGGGATTTATATTCGTCCAATTGCGTCATGATTTTATCTCTAAAACCAATAGAATTTATCAGGGGCTCCAGGCGTTTTGCGCCCCATGATTTGCACAGCGCATCATTGGCTATAACGAACATGCAGGCGGCAGGATATTCTTTCATCCAGTAGGCCAGGACGTTTTCAACTGCGGCTGTGACGCCGATTTGCGCGCCCTTCATCACAGAGGTCTTAATTACTCCACTGTAGGGCCCCATGTTGTCCATGATCTCTGTGAGGTAGGGGGTCTTGTCATTGCGCCACGGGCCAGGGAAAGGGGTGTCAGTGGGGAGAATACGGTGCTGCTCTATGAAATTAGAAATGGATGGATTGGGCATCCGGAGGCGATGCTCGTTGACTATCCCTCGGAGGTATTCAACGTCACTATGCGACGTCATCTACAGCAGCCTCCGAGCCGACGTAATTTAGAAAATCAGAAATCATTTTTTCCTTCTGGATGAGCACATTATTGATTGCCAGATCGATGGTAGCATTGACCTGTGCATTGATGGCCGTCATATCGAAGCCCAGCGTGGCGCGTTGCTCTGAGGGCAACATCCCGAATATGCGCTCGATCTGTATCTCGGCTATGATGCGGCCAGTCAGATCATCCGACATGTGCATGAATTGGCTATTGTCTATAGAGAGGAGCTGGAGGAGGAGCCGACGAACCAGATCGCGGTCTATCAGATCTCCTCGGGCACGGCTGGTTTGCACCTGAATTTGTCGGATTTGCTCGAGCGTTTTAATGCGGTCGAGTGCGGGTTTTGAGGCTGTGTTGAGGTCCAACGGCAACTGAGGATTATCATCTGGAACACTCTGAAGCGGCTCTGTAGGCCCGTGAACAGAAATAGTCGGGGCCTTTTCTGCATTGGTCTCGCAGCCCTCAGAATCGATTGACGTTGTCCCCGATGGCTCTGTAGGTTCTAAGGGGGCCTTAGATGGCGACGGAACATACCCACGGTTCACGAGATATTCTAAATTTGTCGTTTTACCTAGATCGATTCTACGCTCCTGTTTGCCATTGAGCTCGATGATCGATAAAACCACAACCCCTTTTTTTACCAGGGCATGAACCATCGGCTTTGACACTCGAGCTCGACGCGCATACTCAGCCTG